GGAAGATCCTGCGCGAGAGCGGGTTCGACCAGTTCCCCGTCATGGCGCCCAGGTGGGATGTCACCGGCGAAGACAGCTACGGCACCGACTGCCCTGGTATGACGGCGCTCGGCGACGTGAAGCAGCTCCAGGGCATGCAGAAGGTGAAGGGGAAAGCGATCTCGAAGATGGTCGACCCGCCGCTCGTCGGGCCCGTGGCGCTGCGCGCGTCGAAGACGTCGCTGCTGCCCGGCGATGTCACCTACGTCGACACGCGCGAGGGCATGGCCGGCCTGAAGTCGATCCACGACGTCGTGCTGAACCTCGAACACCTACGCGCCGACATCGGCGAAGTGCAGTATCGGATCCAGCGCGCGTTCTACGAGGATCTGTTCCTCATGCTCGCCCGCAGCGACGACGTCCGCGGCAGTCAGCCCGTGACGGCACGCGAGGTCGACGAACGCCACGAGGAGAAGCTGCTGGCGCTCGGGCCCGTGCTCGAACGCACGAACGACGAGCTGCTCGACCCGCTGGTCGACCGCGTGTTCGCGAAGATGGTCCAGGCCGGGCTCATTCCGGAACCGCCGGAGGAGCTGCTCGGCGTGAACCTGAAGGTCGAATACATCAGCGTCATGGCGCAGGCGCAGAAGCTGGTCGGCGTCGTCGCGCAGGATCGGTTCATCCAGTCGGCGCTGGTCATGATCGAGGCGTTCCCCGACGTGCGGCACAAGGTCAACGTGTTCAAGGTCGTCGACGTCTACGGCGACGCGCTCGGCGTCGACCCTGGCATCGTCAACAGCGACGACGACGCCGCGGCGAGCCGGGAGCAGGAGCAGAAGGCGATCGCCGCGCAGCAGCAGGCAGAGCAAGCGAAGACGGCCGCGCAAGCCATGCAGGCCGCCGGCAACACACCAATGGAAGGCGACACGGCGCTGAACCGGATCGTCGCCAACGCACCGCAGGGGGTCATGTGAAGCAGCTACTACTCGCGATCGCGCTCGTGCTCGCGCCGGCACTCGTCGAGGCCCAGGGCCAGCGGACGATGTTCGTCACGACGGGCATGCTCACCGCGCAGGCAACGACCACATCGAGCCAGGCGTTCAAGCCGGCGACCGGCTCGACGACGTTCGAGGCGTATGGGCTGACGACCGCGGGCGCCGGCGCGGCGACGGTCATCATCGAAGTCAGCAACGTCGAGAACCCGACCGTGGACACCGAATGGATCACCGCCGGCACGATCACACTGACGCTCGGGACGACGCAGACCGCGGACGGGTTCGCGATGTATGCCGCCTGGCGCAACGTGCGGGCCCGGCTCTCGGCGATCTCGGGCACGGGCGCGACCGTGAACGTCCGCATGGGGAACGGCCAGTGAGCCGCGCGCGCAAGCTGAAGCCGCTGCTCGGGCTCGTCGCGGGCCTGGCGTTCGTGTGGGGCACGCTCGCCGCGGCGACCGTCGTCGTAAACCCCAACGTGATCGGGCAGACGATCACGCGCACTGCGATCTACTCGACCGGGCCGTCGAGCGTGCTGACGATCTCGACGAACGTCATCGCGCCGACCAACGCGGTTCATCACCTGGGCGCCGGCCTGGTCAAGACCGTCACCGTGCCGGCGGCGTGCACGTCGACCTGCACGCTCGCGATCGTGCCCGACGCGGCGTTCACGACCGACACGACCGGCAATATCAGCCTGGCGTCGACGGCGGTCATCAATAAAGTGCTGTTCCTCGTGTGGGACGGCACCAAGTGGAACCCCAGTTACTGATGGCGAAGGATCGCGCCGACGTTCGCAACGCTGCCGACCCTGAGCAGGTCGAGCGCGCCGGCCGCAAAGAGAAGCGGCTCGCGACGCGCGAGCAGGATCTGACGCGCGCCGTGCTGGCGACACCGGAGGGCCGCGCGTTCTGCTGGTCGCTGCTGGTGAAGGCCAAAGTCTTCGAGAGCATCTATCACGCGAGCGCGCTGATCCACTACAACGCCGGCCGCCAGGACTTCGGGCACGAGCTGATCGCGCTGCTGCTCGACGCCGACGAAGACGGCTACCTGCTCATGGAGAAAGAGGCGCGCGCGTTCAACCGGCGTGAAGCGAACAGCACGGACGCGGTCCACACGAAACCCGTATCACCGGAGGCGTAGAGTTCATGCACCGACGACTGGCTTACCCGTTCCTCGAAAAGGCTGACACCGGCTCGGGCGGCGGCGATGGCAAAACGACGACCGACGACAAGGGCGGGCAGAAGCCTGCCGAGAAACCTGCCGGCGAGGGCGCCGGCGGCAAGACTCCTGAGCAGCTCGCCCAGGAGAAAACGGACGCCGACGCGGCAGCCGCAGCAGCAGCAGGGAAGAAGCCGGACGACGCACCCGCGTCGAAAGCTCCTGACACCTATGCGCTGACGCTCCCCGATGGCATCACGATCGAAGCGGAGGATCTCGCATCGTTCACGGAGGAGGCCCGCGCGGAAGGCTGGACCAACGAGAAGGCCCAGGCGAAGCTCACGGCGCTCATTGAACGCACCAACGCCTACAACGAGAAGCTGAAGGCGGAGGCGATGGCCGATCCCGACTACGGCGGCGCGAAATGGCCGGAGACGGAGCGGCATGCGACCGCGATCCTCGATCGCGTGCGACCCGTGGGCTCGAAGCTCGGCGACGAGTTCCGCGCCTACATGACCAAAACCGGCGCGCTGAACAACCGCATTGTTCTCGCGTTCCTTGCAGACATCGGCAAATTGACGGCGGAAGATCGGCCAGGCCAGGGCGGCGGCAGCGGCGAAGGGGCGAAGTCGCTCGCGCAGCAGCTTTACGGCAAGGACTGATCGACGCGCCCGTCACTGGAGAACAGCATCATGCGTTACCTCGTTTTGACCCTGGCGTGCATCCTCGCGATGTGCGTCGACACCAGTGCGGCCGCACTCGGCTCGCACGCGATCGCGTCCCACGGCTCGGGCCTGTTCTACGTCGTCGTGTTCGGCGCCGCGCTCGGCACCGGCGCGCCGACACTCCTCGACTGGGCGAAGCGGCTCGACCCGACCGGCAAAGTCGCGTCGATCGTGGAGCTGCTCGCGCAGAGCAACGAGATCCTGCAGGATATGGTTTGGCGCGAAGGCAACCTACCCACAGGACACCGCACGACCGTGCGAACCGGGCTCCCGACCGTCGCCTGGCGCTTGCTGAACGGCGGCGTCACTCCCTCGAAGTCGACGACCGCGCAGATCGACGAACAGGCCGGCATGCTCGAAGCGTGGAGCGAGGTCGACGTCGACCTGCTGAAGCTGAATGGCAACACCGGCGCGTTCCGGCTGTCCGAGGCGCGCGCGTTCATCGAAGCGATGAACCAGGAAATGGTGCAGACCATCTTCTACGGCAACAGCGGCCTGGCGCCGGAGGAGTTCACCGGACTCGCGCCGCGGTTCTCGCTGTCGACGGCGACCAACGGCGCGAACGTCATCAAGGCGGGCGGCTCGGGCTCGGATAACACGAGCATCTGGCTCGTCGCCTGGGGCGAGGACACCGTCTCGGGGATCTTCCCGTCCGGATCGACCGCCGGGCTGCAGCACAACGACTACGGCGAAGTGACGATCGAAGTCACCGCCGGCGTCGCCGGCCAGCGCATGCGCGCGATGCAAGAGCGTTGGCAGTGGAAAGCGGGGATCGCGCTCAAGGACTGGCGCTACGTCGTCCGCATCTGCAACATCGACATCAGCGATCTGTCGACCGGCTCGGCCGCCGACCTGATCGACGCGATGGAGCAGGCGCAGGAAACGATCCCCAACCGGCTCGGCAAACCCGTGTTCTACATGAACCGCACCGTCAAGCGGTTCCTGCGTCGCCAGGTGCGGACGGATGTCAGCGCCGGCGGCGGGCTCACGTTCGAGAACGTCATGGGCCGACCGACCGCGATGTTCGGCGACACGCCGATCCGCATCGTCGATCAGCTCCTCAACACGGAGGCGACGGTCGCCTAGCCGTGTCGACGTCCTGGGGCCGGGCGCCTGGCGTCGGTCCTTTGGTTCACTTTGGTTTGAGGAGTCACGCAAATGTTCATGGACGCTCTCTTGCTCGTGTCCGACGCCCAGGCGTTCACCGCCGCGGCCGTCTCGACGAGTTCGATCGACATCGGCACACTCACCGCGCAGCGCGATCTTGGCGACGGCGAGAGTGTCGGCTTCGCCTTCCAGGTCGACGTCGCCGCATCAGCGACGACCGTCAAGCTCGAAGTCATCATGGCGACCGACGCCGCGCTGACGGCGGGCATCGTCGTGCTCGTCGAGGAAACCCGGCTCGCCGCGGACTTGCCCGCCGGCGGGTTGATCTTCCTCGCGATCCCGCCGGGCGCACCGGCGGCCGGTTCGCTCCGCTTCTATGGCGTGCGTGTCACGCCGGCGGGCGGCGCGGCGACCGTCACGCTCACCGCGTTCCTGACGCCGCGGTCGATGTTCAGCAAGCTCGCGAAGTCTTACGCGCGCGGCTACACCGTCTAGCGATCGCGCGTTCACCCAATAGCAGCAACGCGGCGCCAGGCGGCCTAATGAACCGCCTGGCGCCATTGAGGAGACTACCGTGGCAAAGAAAGCAGCAGCGACCCGCAGCCGCAGCGCGAAGCCGGCGACCCGTCGCGAGCGCGAGACGCTCGCCGGCGGCACGACCAACAGCACGCGCGGCTCACAGACCGACGACGCGCGCGACACCGACGACGACGTGCTCGGCGACGACGAGGGCACCGTGCACGACGCGCCCCTCGCCAGCGGCACGACTCGCCGCCGGCACACCGGCCCGCCCAACCCGAAGATCGTCAAGGTGGAGGAAGCGGTCAGCGACGACCCGATGCCGTATCCCCCCTACGGCGCGATCCCGGAGACGCGGCCGCGCTCACACCCGATCAACCGCGAACGCGGCGCGCGCGTGCCCGAAGGCAGCAACGTCAACGCGCCGCTGCCGGACGGACTCACCGAGGAGGAGCGGGCCCGCCAGGCGCTCGGCACCGACAAACGCGGCCCGCGCGGCCGCAAGATGAAAGTGCGCGCGCTGAAAATGGGCTGGATGCACGAGAAGCGGTATCGTGCCGGCGACGTGTTCCAGCTCGACGACGCGAACTATCAGTTCTCGACCAAGTGGATGCAGCGCGTGCCGGACGACACTCCGGAGCGCATCACCACGGGCACCGAGGCACTGAAGCGCGAGCACGCGGCGCTGCGTCGCGACAAGGGCGGCCAGCTCACCGATCGCGACGACGCCAGCCCGCTCGGCGACTAGCGACCGATCGTTCACGCCGCGGCTCGACGTTCGCCGTCACGGGCGTCGAGCCGCGGAACCTCAGAGGAGCGATCGCCCGTGGCAACGAACCGGATCTATCTCAACTACGACATCTACCTGTCCGACCCGGCGCTGGTCGCGACCTACAAGGCGACGAGCTGGCCGCCCTATACGCCGCTGCGCGCGCGCACGACCGGCTACATCATTCGCGCGCCTGACACCGCGGCGGTCGACTTCAGCGCGCCGATCGTGCTCACGGGCGCCCCGCTCGCGACGAACCACATCAGCAGCCGCTGGTTTGTGCCCGTCGCGTCGCTGAACTTTCCGCGCAACGTCGCGAAGTTCCAACTCAAGGCCGGCGCGTTCATCGGCCAGCCGACACTCGGCGCGACGCTGACGTTCTTCTGGAAGGGCAACTTCGTCAGCAAGAGCAGCACGGGCACGGTCGCGATGTCACAACGCCGCTGGATCGACGGCGGCAACCTGCCATCGACGGGCGCCGGCGGCACGGCGTCGGGCGATCTCGCGTCCCGCGCGGCCGCGCGATCGGTCGGTGGATGGGGCTACGCGCTCCGCGACTCGGCGCTCGCGCAGCGCGCGCACCGGCTCGACGACTTCGCCGCCAGCGCCGCCCAGTCGTGGGAACGGTTCTACGTGCGGCCGCGGCGCTTCCCCGATGCCGCCGCCGCCTTCTGGCAGTGTCACGGCGGGCCGACGTCGAGCGCGTCGGGCGTCATCGTGCGCATGCTGCCGACCGGGCAGATCGCCGTCTATAACAACAGCAGCGCGAACGTCGAGACGCTCCAGGGCACGACGGCCGCGGCGCTCGTCCTGAACACCTGGCACAAGATCGACATCCTGGTCGACTTCGCCGCCGGCGTGTTCAAGCTGTATGTGAACGGCGCGCTCGTGCTGAACCCCGCCTTCCCCGCGAACGTCGGGCTCACGCAGGCGTCGAACGGGCTCCATGCGTCGAGCCACATTTGCGGCACGGACAGCAACTCACAGCAGCTCGGGCTCGACGTCGCCGACTGGATCAATGCCGCCTGGCCGACCGACTTCGCCGCACAACTCGACTGGCTGAACGGCTCGAAGATCGTCCACATCAAACCGACCGGCGACGCCGCAACGCGCGCGAACTGGACGGGGATCTACAGCGCGCTGCTGCAGCAGCCCGTGCCGTCAACCGGCATGGCGGAGATCGGATCGACGACCGCGCTCGCGATCCTGGGCGTCACGACCGACGCGGCGACCGAAGTCGACAACCTGGAGGAGTCACTGGGGATCTCGGCGATGGTGTTCGCCGTGCACGCGCGCCGCGCCGGCGCGATCAACGGGCGCCTGGGCTACTCGCTCGCCGGCGCCGCGGCCGTCATGGCGAGTGCCGGCACACAGAACACGTCGCTGCAGTGGCAGACGCTGATGTATCGGCCGTCCGGCCTGCTCAACCCGATCAAGCCGATCGCGCCGTTAGAGCTCTATTTTGAAAAAGACAACAGCGCGAACGCAGCGTTCGCTGACGCGCTGCAGGCGGAGGTCGAGTGCATCGGCCAGTTCGGGCCCGAAGACTCGACGCTGATCTCGCCGACCGTGCCGGCGCGCACGCCGATCGGGATGCACAACGCGCCGTATGCCCGCACGCCCTGGGCGAACCGCGGGACTGCGCCGATCTCGCCCGTGATCGTGCACGCGGGCACCTACGTCGGCGACGGCGTCGGCCAGAACCTCACGTTCCGCGTGCCCGTGCACTGGCTGTATATCCGGCCGCTGACCGGCGACGTCGGCGGCACGCACTGGTGGAGTTCGCTGTTGTCGGCGCACAAGGGCATCCAGCAGGCGACGCGGCCCGACCTGATGGTGCAGGCGGTGGTCGACCCGACGTTCGTGCCGACCGGCGCCCTGGGCGACCAGGAACTGGGGCGCACCGTGTGCCGCCTGGTGTTCAACGACGCGCAGAACAACGCCGCCGGCGTGACCTACCAATACGTCGCGATCTCCGATCCCGGCCAGCGGTTCCTGTTGAACGGCGCGCTGCGCTACTGGAAGGGCACCGGCGACTTTGTCAACGCGCTCGACGACGAGACGTTCACGCCGATCGCCGCGTTCTTCTGGCGCGAGTTTATGAACGCGACGACGACCGCGAACGAGTATTACAAGGGGCCAGGGCACAGCGCGGACGCGAGCAGCCAGCTCTCGGCGGCGGAAACCGCGGCGACGCTGCAGTTCGGGCTCGGGACGATCACGAGCAAGTCGGCGTTCCATATCTCGGGTGCGTCGGAGATCGGCTACTCCT